TTAACGCTGTATCGCCTGTATATGTGTAATATCCTTGTCCACTTTCAGCAGGTGTCGTTAAAACACCTGTATTTTCTACGTAAACAATCTGACCTTTTGTTAAACCAATAAAAGTTCCTGAAGTATCTGCATTAATGGTGTAATCAATATGAACAGCATCTGAAGTATCATCACGAACAATAGTAATTGAATCAACAACACCACCACTATTATTATCGGAGCTTAAGGTTGCATCCATGTCAACCAATAAACCAGGACTTTGTCCACCTTGAACATTAAGGTCTGTGTTGTTGCCAACAACCTGATTAGTCAGTCGTGTGCGTGCCAGCAACGGACGATCAACAAAAACAGGTTGCTTATTAGTATTAGTTGCTGTCATTTAATTGCTGTTCTTATCTATCTATTTTATCGTACTATGGATAAAACGTATCATAACTTTGCATCAGTCTAGCCGCATCTCTTTTGCTCTGATTAGTAAGCGTTTGCAATAACTTACCAAAGTCATAGTCAGAAGGAGTAGATTTAAGAGAGTTGTTAAGGAGTCGCCCTAGCATAAGTTGTTCAAACTCTTTTTCTGGATTTCTTGCTTTTTGTTTTTGGGCTTCAACAGTAATGTTATATGTGTCTCCTGCTTGTTTTGCTGTAGTATCATCTAAATTAACATTAGTAAAAGCAGGATCTGTTGGATCATAAACTGACCAGGCTCCAAAACCTTGTTGATCACGAATAATTTTTGCAGCTCTTGTATTCGTATCTAAATCGTATAATTGTTCATTTTTTTCAATTCCAAATTGTTTACGTCGCTCAGGACCCATGTCCCCAATCATATTGATTTGAAAAGTCCCATAGCTTAAATCTCCAGTACTTGCATCGGGGTTTAATGCTAGTCGATTAAAACCAGACTCTCTCCGAGCAATTTCAATCATTGTTGGAAGCTCTTGCGGAGAAAAGCCTGCTTTTAACAATGATTCGGCTAATTGTTTTTTAGTAACGTAAGACGGTGATGTCATTTCTTTTTCTTCTCCAACTCTTTAAGATACTCTTGCATAAAGGCTTGTTCTTCTAGTATTTGAGTTGCTTGAGCTAGCTGTGCAAGGCCTTGCTTTTTATTGCCTTCAATTACCTGTGTTCGTGCATCTTTATCAGTCATTGTATAAGGCATTTGAACACCACCACCTTTAACAAAACCTTCCATAGTTGCTGGATAGCCTTCAGGGAACATACTGGTTTTAATACCGCTCATTTGCGGATTAAAGGTCCGGTCTGATGCCATCGGTGTTTGGAAGTTGCTATAAAGATGTGGATTATGTGCTTTATGAATAGCTAAACCAACATCTCTTACTTGGTTCATTTCGGCTTGTGTTTTAGCAGCACCACGGCCTTGTTCATACAAAGCCATTTGATACTGCATAGGATTTGTATCAATGGATTGCTCAGCGGAAGCAGGAAGGTCTTGGTTGGGATTAAAAGAAGGTAGTGGATTGGCAGATCCACCAGGGAGATTACGGATTGCTTCCATGTCAAGGTCTGCGCCTTGTTCTCTATCATATTGTTGTGTTCGATAAAGCTCTTCTGCACGTTTTGCTTCAGGGGAATCCATTGTTCCATCTGCTACTGTAGCTGGTGCTCCCAGTTCAAGTGCTGTTAAACCTAAACCGGTCAAACCAGCAACACCCAGCCCTCCTGCAGGTAATACTCCTTTTACTGCATTTAAAGTTTTACCTGGGAACATTAATGCGGCGTTTAACGCAGCTTGTCCATAGTTTCCTTGTCTTAAATTGTTAATAACCTGAGCTCCTTCAAACGCTTGAAAGCTTCTTCCCAATAACCCCATAGGGCCTTTAGGTGCATATTGACTAATTTGTTGAATTAAGTTTTTATTAGTCCCTTTAGTAACAATTGGTGTATTGCCAACAATAGGGTTAGTTCCTCCAAAAGCTGTTATAGGTTGTACTTTTTGTCCACCTGAAGGGATGCTTGGTCCGGGTTTAATTTTTGAAGGAGGTAGTCCGGGGCCTTGAAAAGTAGCGTTTAAATTTGGTTGAAATGGACCAGTAGTAGCTCTTGCTCCACGGGGGTTGATTAAATCATATGATCGGGTAGCACCAGGAACTTGAGGTGCTCTAAGTGCTCCAGTAGATGCCTGTCCTCCTAAAGGACGGGCTGCATCATCAAGACGCGATGCCATTTGAAAATTTCTTTGCAGTTGATTTCTCGCCGCTTCTCTTGCTGCCCCTGGAGGCATCTTGGCAACATCACTGACTTGTCCTATCAGATTTGTTGGTGCATTTTGAATGCCTGCACCTTGAAATTTTCCAGGTAAAGCACGTTGAAGTACGTCATCTACCTGTCCAAACAATGCTTTATATGTATTTGGATTTACAACATTATCAATAACAGATGCAGCATTGGGAAGCTTGCGACCGTATTTCAAAAAATCTAAAGGAGAAGGCATGATTATCTAGTCGTAGCGTGAAGGTAGATGTTTGCGCCGATTGCAGTATCAGCAGGGCCAGGTAATGCCTGGATAAATTCAGCTCCTGATCGCTCGTAGCGATACCGAGCTTGCATAGGATCCTTATAGTTAGGAACATAAAGAATCTGAGCAAGACGATTGGTCTCATACATATAGACCTCGTCCCAAAGCTTCAGAGCTTCTTTAATACTGCTTGAACGAATCGTACGATCAACGTCACCTATGATCCCTTCAACTCGTGTGCTAGGTACTTGGAAAGTGTCCTCAAACGAAGCAAGTTGAGTTTTCTTTTCAGCTGCATCACAACGACCAATCTGAAGAACTATTTTGTCGTGGAACACTGCATCTGGAACAGAATTTAATGACTCTTCCAAACGTGCATAATCACCAGCTGGAACACTAACAACGTAGTAACCCAGATGATATCGAATACGACTTTTATTAAAATCAGATAGTTGCACTGTAAGCCGCCGGTATTTTTTTATTATACTTTGCGTTAATAAAAAAAGCCCCGAAGGGCTTTTATTAAACTCTAACTAAATCGGCGGCAAAAACAGAATCCCAATCAACACGTTTAATTTGTTTTAATTGATCCAAACTGTGAAATCTTTCACCCGACAATGAAAGTTGTAAGTCTTTAATTTCACGAGCTGTTTTTAAACCAATTCCTTTAATATGATCAGCAATCATTTGGGCTGTTGCTGAATTGATATTAAGGCGTGTTTCAGGAGGGAATTTACGAATTTCTTCTTTAGCTGCAGCGTCTTTTACTTGAAGAGTTTTAACTTGTTTAGTTGCCTTTTGATCGGGAACAACTTCAGTTTTATAAGCGGTAAATACACGACCGTCTTGATCTTCGATCATAAACCAATCGCCATCATCCCACTCGCTAACAACTTTAACTCGCGCTCCTGTTTTTACGTGCTGATAAAGCATAAGGACCAGATTAAATCTCTGGTCCTATATTACATTAATTATCAGCTAACAGTGCGGTTAGGCAGATACTGCTCCATGTCGGCGTAAGCAACAGCCGTATCAGGACGGATGTAGCAAACTTCGACCAGGATGTAACCAGTACGTCCAGCAGCAACGTCATCAGCGTGAATGGAGAAGCCACCATTCAAAGAAGTAGCGTTAGTCGTTGCTTTTGAGTAGACCTCAAAAGTAGTATCAGTAGTTAGCTCTTCATAGAGCCACTCTTTNGTCACAATGCCAGTAATGTTCTGGAACGGGTTAGTACCGTATCCAGCAGTGCCAGCAGGGATGTTGTTAGAGGCTGCCGTTAAGTTTGCACCTTCCACAACACCAGAGGTGCTCACAGGGCCTGCAGGACCAAAAGCAACCACTTGGGTGCCACCAGAGGTCATCAGACCGCTTTCGGCAACACGACCGTCTCCCCAGCCTTGGGCTACGGAAAGGTTCGTGCGATACACATAAGCAGGACGGGTGGTATCAGCAGAAACCACCATGCCGGTGATGTCAGTGCGGGTATCATCGTTCCGATAGGGGGAAGGAATGATCACACTGGCAGAAGAGGTGTAACCAGTGGTGGTCACAGGAACGTAACCACGCAGTTGATAGAACTGCCAACCGGGATTGGCGAGAACAGATGTAGGGCCTCCATTGGAGGCATCGTTAGTGCCACTGTCGTTGGTATCAATATTTTTGTACCAACCATTAAGAGGCTCGTTGAAGTTACCGGGGTAAATCTTCTTAGCAGACAAATAAGCCATTTATTTCTCCAAATTAGTTTGAACTATAACAATCAGACGGAACCGTCATCTTGAATGAAACTGAACGCATTTGTGATGAAATCTTTGTTCAAGATTTCAAAACCAGCATACAATTGCCAGATTAAAATGATGAACCTAGAGAAGTCATCGTTGTTGTTAATTAACACTTGCGCGTTCGGTCCACCGATACCAACACCAACAGATTGAGGGCCAAAGAAGAAGCCTTGGGCAACTTCTTTAGAAGCATAGTTACCACCGCCGTCGAAAGAAGCAGTAACACTCTTAGATGGGAAGTTGGTTGACTCGAAGAACTTGACGCCTTCAAATTGTACACCAGTCGGCATTACAGGCTCACCAGCCAGGAAGTAGCCCTGACCTGCTTGGGGACCCATGTAGAAGCTGGAGTTGTTAGGCATCATGGGGTTAGCCATGTACATGCCTTGACCAGGATTGCCAGCGTAACGGGCGATCTCGCGGAAGTCAGAATCACGACGCAGATGCAGCATGAAGACAGGATCGCAAATGCAGCGATACAGGCCATCAGCAAAGGTCGGCACGTTGCGCTTACGCAGGTCCTTGACGACTTCTAACAGGTCAGTGCGAACAGAGAACTGTTGGATTTGGTCACCATACTCATTGGCAGTGTAGGAAACACGTCCAGTAGCATCTTTCTCTTTACCACCAGCAAAGTAGTAACCACCTTGAGAAGCAGAAGCGGCTCCATTAGCTTCAGCTTTGGCTAATTCGTCAATGAAGACCCGGTCCCTCCAGCGTCGGTAATCATCTAACAGCGTCAAACTTCCTATGCTTTGATGGAACATATTCAGGTTGCCCGTGTCAAGCAGCAGGCGCTGCGCAGTGATCAGGGTCTCCCGAGCAATTTTAAAAGTAGAAGGCTGAGTAGGATCACCCGGGTCCGCAGGACCTGTGTACTCTTTCAGCACAACCAACACTTTCTCTTTAGTGATGTTGCGGCTATTAGCGGTACCAATTGTTTGATCAGCAATACGCTCACGAGAGTCCTTTGTACCAGGTGCCCCCCAGAACTTGTAGCGATCCAGTTGCACAGTCTGGCCGGGCTGGGATGTAAAGTCGTGGACGACTACAGGCTCAACAGCCATCTCACAAACATAGGCTGGATGCGGACGGTATAATTCCGCGCCTAAAATCTTGGGAAAATCGTTATCAAGAAACACTTTCTTTTATCCTCCAGATATTCGGAAAATTAAGTAATCGGGTGAAAGATTCGGGCATTCTATTGCCCTATCTAAAGAAAATTTTAGCAGTCTGTAATTTATTGGTGTAATTAATACATTACAGGGTATTGTTGCATGTTCATACGTGATCCAAGGGTATTACTTGAACCTGGCATTTCAGGGTCAATTGCCATCCCTTGTCCTAAAGCTGCACCTCCCATAGCTCCTAAACCTAAACCGGCTGTTGCTGGTGCGTATTGAGCAGCAATTCCTAAAGGATTGGTTGATAGCATTGCAACTTGTTGCCCTGCTCCACGTAAACCTTTTTGGACATCACGTGCCAAAAGACCAACACCTCCTAAACCACCTGCTTCCATATTCTTTCCGGGAATATATTCAGCAGCTCTAAACAAACCTTCAGCAGCTTTCTTTTGGCCTTTAGCTGCTGCAGACTGAACTTGTTTTCTTAGTTGAGGAGCATACCTGCCAGCAAGGCCGCTACCTAAAGCGGCCCCACCAATGGCACCTCCTGCTCCTAGCAAAAGAGGAAGCATTAGATCACTCCATGACAAAGAGCTTGTTAGCAAACTGACGAGGGTCAGCTTGGTTCACCAAACGCCAGGCTTGGGAGGGATCAACATCCATCTGTTGTTTAAAGGAACCCCAGAAATCCTGAGGTTGTTGAGGTGCAGCTGCAGCCGGAGGTGCAGGCAGACCAGCAACATTCATGCCAGCTTGTCCAACAGGAGCGGTCGGATAACCACGAGTTTCCAGGTCAGCTTCAGATTCGTACACAGGGTACGGACCTTCAGGACCAAAGAACTTCAAGGTGTAATCAGACAGAACGTCAGGATTGGTCAGAATCTGGTTATAGGCAAGGTTTTCCTTATGCTCAGTAACAGAGAAGTTGGCGTAACCTTTTAAGCAATTAGTTGCCCTTTCTCCCCACGCGACGGCGCTGTCCAGCATCCCTTCCAGATTTAGGGCGTACTGATTCAGAATTGCCGGTGCCTCGGTTCCGTAGTTTGCTACCACCATCCGGCTTTCCGGACTCCACTCCAGCAGATTCGCCACGTCCTCTAAGGAGTTGATCGAGGAGGTTGGGGAAGAGTTGTTGGATGATGTCTGGTTTGTTTGCCAGGTCGGCTGAGCCGATGGTGCCGAGGTTTGTGCCGGGGCTTGTGGTACTCCGTAATTCGCCGGGCTGTATTGAGTCGGAGAGGATGGTTGACCCTGGAACGGGGATTGCACCGGGCTGCCCAACAGGTTCACCACCTTGTTGAATGCCGACTCCCATGGATTGCCCTGCATTTGGTCCGAACCCTGGGATGGGGGGACGAATGTTGACGGGGCGGATTGGTAACTGGTAGTCCCCTGAGGTGCGGCCTGGGGAACCGCCTGGGGG